GGATAACATTGTGGATAACAACCTGAGAGGCTCTCTCTCGGGTTAGTTAAACCATGTCCGAAAGTAAATGTACATGCAAGTTTTTAAAAATAATGTTGAGGTCCTGTATACCATGTCCCGTACAGAGGCGAATATCCTCTTGGACTGGGTGAAGACAGGCCAAGAGGTGCCCTCTCATATAGTTGACTGGGCTTTGTTTGTGACAGGGGATAACGCCCCTTATCGCTGCGCTGAGGGCTACGCTCAGGGGCTGCGCCAGCAGACCCACACTGGGCGTCCCTTGATAAGCAATACATGAAAGGCTAAACATGGAAAACCTTATAAAAGAGGCTTTAGACCAATTAGACAGTTATCAGGTGCTCAGGTATCCCCAGCACCTGTACAACGCCCGTAGAGCTTTATACAAGGCTCTGGAGAGGTTACAAGCGCAGCCCCAAGCGCAGCGCAGTAACCGTCCCGAAGACCTCGTAGACCCGTTCCATGACATTCAGTATTTAAGGAGTAAAAATGACTAAAGATGAAATCATAGAGATGGCAAAAGAAGCTGGATTGGCTATTGGCGTTGCTTTGGATGGCTCAAAGTCCGTTGGAAAGCATGAAGACAAAACGTTTGCTGTTGGTCGTTTGCCACTAGATGACTTTGTGGCTTTTGCCAAACTGGTAGCAGAAAAAGAACGTGAGGCGTGTGCTGAAATTTGTGATGGTTTTTACTTATCATGGATAGACATACAAGGTAGATATGAATTCATGGGTGAGGGAGCAAGCGAATGTGCTGGTGCAATCCGAGCAAGGGGACAAGCATAAAAACAACAAAACACAGGAGGACTTAATAGATTCTTGACTAGACTAATCATCTAACTGTATACTGTACACATCTACTCAAGTAGATATTTCCTAACCATCAGAAAGGCTTAAACATGAACATTTGTATAAATTGCAAGCACGTCAACACGCCAGACGTGAACAGTCCTGAGTTCTCTAGATGCACCTTTGGTGCCCAGGTCTCCCCTGTGACTGGCTTTCTTCCCAATCCCTCAGAGTTACCCTACTGTAAAGTAGAACGTCTCCCTGTAGGCGTGTGTGGCCCTGTAGGGTCTAACTATGAGGAGAGAGACAATGTTGAGTGATTTACTTTTACTTGCTCTTTTATATGAAAGACTAGAAATGTGGGAAGAAATGCTCATACGTCTGGTTGCATACGAATATCTCAAGGAGATTAAAAATGTCTGACTTCACACCAGAAACTAGAAACAGTGCTATATGGAGTGGTGACTCCCGTATGGTGGCCAACGGTAGAGCCAATGACGTGGTGCTCACCAAGCTCGGCATGCTGGATATACCCGATTTAAGTGGTATAGAAGCTGTCCAGATGGGCCATGTCATGGAGCCTGTCATAGGTAGACTGGCCCAAGACAAGTTACAAGTTGAGTTGACCAAGATAGAGGAGGCTATCACTCACCCTAAAGAACCGTGGCTCAGGTCACACTTTGATTTTGTAGGAAAAGAAAATGGACAGACTATCCTTGTGGAGTGCAAGAACTATAACCAAGCTGTACGCAACAAGTTTGAGACTGGAAATCTACCTCCTGCTGACTTGGCTCAGTGTATCCACGAAGCAACAGTCTACGGTTGTGAGAAGGTCTATCTGGCGGTCCTATTTGGTGGTCAGGAGTTTCAACTTTTCCCTGTGCAAGTCACTGATGAGATGAAACTGGAGCTGCTCACCAAAATGGCAGAAGTCTGGGCACGTGTCCTCACCCGTGACCCCTACCCCCCAGAGACCGTAGAGCAAGCAAAGCTACTCTTTCCCACTGATGACGGAGCCTCTAAAACAGCCTCTCAGAGCGTTGAAATGGCTTGCCAGTCACTGAGTGCCATCAAAGCCCAAATAAAGGCCCTAGAGACCCAAGAAGAGGCTCTACAGACCCTCATCACAGGATACATGGGTGAGAAGGCTAACCTAGTCTCTCTTGAGGGTAAGGTGCTCGCCACGTGGAAGTCTGCCAAAGGTAGTGTGAAGTTTGACTCTAAGCTCTTCCAGTCTTCTATGCCTGACCTCTATGAGAAGTTCAAAGTAGAAGTACCAGGCTCTAGACGGTTTTTGGTTAAATGAAAATATAAGGAGTCAATGACTTGAAAGCCTATCCTTTTTCACACAAGCACCCCACACTGGGGACCACAACACAATCTGAGGGTATGGACCTCAGAGATTACTTTGCTGGCCTTGCCATGCAAGGTACCATGATTGCATTTAAAAACACACCAAAAGAATCTATCTCTAAATCTGCTTATGAAATGGCAGACTTAATGATGAAAGCAAGGGAGAATAAAGATGAGTAACTTAGTACCTATAGGAGACATTCAGACTATGGCAGAAGTTGCTGCCAAGTCTAAGATGTTTGGCTTTAAGAACACAGAAGAGGCTATGGCTATCATGCTCCTGTGCCAAGCAGAGAACCTACACCCTGCTATAGCCATGCGTGACTTTCACGTCATACAAGGCAGACCAGCTCTAAAAGCAGATGCCATGTTAGCCAGGTTCCAGCAAGCAGGTGGTAAAGTAGACTGGAAGGAGTACACAGATGAAGTGGTTACTGGAATCTTTTCACATCCACAGGGAGGCTCTCTGGAAGTCACGTGGACCCTCAGCAAAGCGAAAGCTATTGGAATTGCGAATAAAGACAATTGGAGGAACTACAGCCGTGCCATGCTTAGAGCTAGGTGTGTTTCGGAGGGCATCAGATCGGTCTATCCTGGCTGTGTGGTCGGTGTCTACACGCCTGAAGAGGTTACAGACTTTGCGAATCCCAAAGAGGTGCAAGCGCCTGTACTACACACTCCAGTACAAATCCTCGAAGAGGAAATTCAAGAAGCAGATGGCGCATACAAGCTCATGCTACCCAACTCAGAAGAACCTTATGCCAGATACCACACCCTAGAGGAGTGGACTCAAGGCTATGTAGAGATGGCTGTGAGAATCAACAACAGCTCTAAATTCTCTGATGAACAAAAGATAGAAAAGCTCACAGGTTTGTCACAAGCAAATGCTGAGTTCCACTCAACCTTAGATTCTTTCCAAAAGATTAAATTGAAAGGTGAGCTTGCAAAGGCAGGAGTAAACCCAAACCCAAAGTTAGAGCAGTCCCTGACAACTCAAGACACGGAACACAACGAGCAAACATTCTGAAACACTTGGAGTCTGGTGCCTCTCTAACCCCTATGGAGGCACTGGACAGATACGGGAGCTTTAGACTTGCAGCACATATCGAAGTTCTTAGGAAACAGGGACACAACATCTTTACAAAAATGGTTAACCAAAACGGCAAAGAGTTTGCCAGTTACACACTCAGAAAGGATACACATGGATAACAACAACAAATTTGAAGAGAAACCAGGCTACGCCATTCTCTTCTACACCCCCCCAGAGATGAAGAAGTTCGAGCAAAGCCCAGACTTTGACGGCTCTATGATTCTCAAGATGGATTACAAAGCAGGTGAGAAGATAAAGATTGATGTCTGGCAAAAAGAGACTCGCACTGGTAAACCCATGCTCTCTATCAAAGAGAACACCTGGGCCAAGGAAAAGGCCCTAGAACGCTCTCAACCTAAAGAAGTCACCCCCTCCTATAGACAGCCTCCCAAAACAGGCTACAGGAAGCGTGACGATGACGATATACCCTTCTGATGGCAAGTAGTCTAACTCCCACACAGCGCACTCTAGCCTACCTTAGAGAGGAAGGTTATACCTGCGCTATTGTGGAGAGGTGGAATCCACACGCTAGGATACGTCAGGACCTCTTTGGGTTTATAGACATCCTAGCCATCAAGAAAGATGAGACTCTGGCAGTGCAGTGCACCTCTACAGGTGTGGCTGCCAGGGTGAAGAAGATACAAGAGTCAGAATACTTGAGTAAAGTGAGGGAAGCAGGATGGAAGATTTACGTGATTGGTTGGAGCAAGAACTCCAAGGGAAGATACGTGATGAGACTCTTAGACATTTCGTAGCACTGGGTGCTCAGATGATGGCTAAGGCTTATAAACAAGGATTTGAAGACGGCATGTCTTTTAATTCTCCAAGTGGGGATGGTGCTTCAGCGCAAGGCTGAGGTTAGGAACAGTGGCTGGCAGGCCCGCTGATACCCCTCAGTCTGCCAATTTCCTAACGAAGAAAGGTTAAACATGGATAAAGAAGAAATCATTCCTTTGCACATAGAAGATGAATATGTGCGAAATTACTTGTGGGAACGTGCTTTGATTGCTATTGATGACCCATGCACAAAAAGTCACCCGCATGAAAACATGAATGAGTATTGCCAACATAAAACAAAAGATGAGCCTGTGGCGTGGGAGCAGTTTTACCCTGACATTGGAAAACCACAGATTGCTTTTAATGCTGAGGTGGTTGGTTACGTTGCACCACAAAGCACATGGGTAGGGCTGACTGATGAAGATTTAAAACTACTATCTGCTGAATGGCGAATTGTTTATGGCGCATGGATGGACGACTTTGCCAGAGACATTGAAGCCAAACTAAAGGAGAAAAATCATGGCAACTAAGAAAACCACTAAACCTAAACAACAACCCCACATCTTTGTGGCTACCCCCATGTATGGAGGCATGTGCACAGGGTTCTACACCCAGTCTCT